ACGTTTACTGTGTTACCAATTTTACCGCCAACAACAGCGAATTGGTCATCATAGTTACGGTCAACTTCAGATGTAAATGTTAATTCATTCTCCAAAACCATCAACGCTTCGTTGGTGATTTTGCTAATGGTAAGTAAATTATTAGCCATGATATTTCCTTATTAAAAAAAGTTTATATCCAGCTACCTTACTTTTCCTGCTTTACGAGCTTCACGCCATTGTTGATATGTTCCATGAAATTCACCATTGGAATCTACGCCCACATCTACAACGCCTGATGAACCCTTAATAGGATTAATAGGTGCTGGTGCTTTACTGCGAGCGACAGAAGGTTTAGTTTCAGCGACAGGAGCTTCTTTACGCTCAAACTGTGCTTCCAAACGACCAATTTGACGGAGTGCGCTAATAGCAGATGCAGAATTTAGCTTTTCAGCAATCTCAGGGTTTTCAGCCAAGTGATATAGGATTTGTGGGCCTACATCTGACTCTAAAATTGCATCTCTAATGTGGTCACTAACGACTACATCAGAACTTGCAACCATATCATCAAAGTCTGGTAACTCTGCTTTAGCTTCAGTTAAACGCTTATTCCAGTCATCAATGACCTTGTTGCGTTCTTCTTGTGCTTTGCGTTCAGCTTCTTGCTTATCTCTATTAATTAACGCTTGCTCAGTTGACCATTCCGCTAATGCTTCTGCATATTCAAAAGCATCATTGAATTGGTGTGGCTGAGGCTTCACATTTTCCTGTGTTTCTACAGGAGCAGGTGCAGCTTTTCCTTCTAACTCTCTTAAACGGCTTTCTAATGACTCACGTTGCTCACGTTCACGTTGCGCTTCTTTACGCGCTTCTTCACGTTGCTTAGTAAGTTCACTAAACCGCTTCTCAAGTTTTGGGTTTGGTTTCTTTTCTTCTGTCGCTTTAATTTCTTCAGATTCTTGCCCACTCTGTTCTTCAGCTTCCTCAGTCGGCTCTGTAGGAGTTTCCTCTACTACAGCCTCAACTGGTGCTTCATCAGCTAGACCTAATCTATTTGCATAAAACGCCTCTGAGTTTTCAGAGGTTAATACTGTTGCTTTACTTTCTGACATGGAATACTCCAAGATTTTTACCCAATGAACCCATTGGTAGGTTTAACGCTTTATAACATAATAGTTTAAATTTATCAATATATCTAAACTAATAGTTTAGTTTTATGAGCCTTGTTCATCATTTAATTCTTTTAACAAAGCATCAGTAGCACCTTTTTTACCTAGTGCTGCTTTTAATCGTTCGTATTTTGGATGATTTTTTACTCTGTCAAACTGTGAATCGCCAGATTTTTCTTCATTTTTAGGGCGAGTTGGATATTCACCAGCTTTAGCATATAAATAATGATGTCCAGTTCCTACTTTACTGTGCATTGCACCTCTGCCAATTCTTGGCGATGATTCTTCACCATATTCATTTACATCAACACCATGATACATTTGTGCGTTTTTATCATTTTGATGTTCAGTCACTTTCATGTGACCAGTTGACATTTTAACAATATCACCGATGTTATAATGAGGATATTTGAATTGTGGTTTTGATTCTTCTGATTGACCAGCACGTTTATTCATAAACTCTTCATCATGCTCAGCTTTGTTTTTACTTGTTACGAGTGCCATTTTAAATAGCCCTTTCTGTAGTTTCTGCGGATGCCTCTTTAGCACTTAATTTGCTAATCTCCGCTAATAATAACGCAAATTGACCTTTAATGTGTTCAATTTCTTTAGCTGTTTCGGTCTTAACAACTGTATCCATTGCCTGAGTATGTGTACGCATCTCAGTATCGTGTCTGCGTTCTGCATCACGCAATTCAATATCGTGTGCTTTAGCAGTGTGTTTCATCAACTCACGTTTATCAGCGTGTTGTTGTTTAACTTCTTCAGTATCTGTGCGGTCTTTAATGACTTGTTGAAGCTGTTGAATAGTCTGAGTAGCTTGTTGCAACTGCGCAGCTTGTTGTTTAAGTTGCATCTGAACTTGTGGTGGCACTTTAGACTTGTCATCAACTTGAGCCAATGGATTATTAGTAGCCAAACGGTCGGCAATCGTTTCAGCACCAGGGAAGTCCATAGTACGGAATACCAAGTCACCAATTTGTGGCATTAGCGTTGGGTCAGCTTGAATTACAGCCATCATAGCTTCAGCAGCTTCTTGACGTTTACTGTTGTAGCCTGGGCCTGTTTCCATCACTACGTCATATTCACCAATAGTCACATCGTTTAATACACGCTCAACGCCTTCTTCATCTTTGCCAAACTGATTAATCGTCAATAACTCAGGTTTGCCATCATCGCCAATGATACGCAATACACGCTCACGGTCATAGATTTTAGGAATTAAGTCTAAGATTACACGGCCAGCTTGACGAATAGAGCGTGTCAAGTTGTCATAGTAATGGAAGTTGGTCATGTCAATCTGTTGTTGCTGACCTTGCAATGCTTTACCGCTAATGTTACCTGTTGGCAATTGATTAGGGTCAAAGATACCTACTACTTGTTGCAAGTCTGACGTAATACCTGCTGCTGCTGCCATAATACCTGTTGGTGGTGGTTCTGGTTGCAAGCGTTGTGGTGCAGGTGCTGGTCGACCATCAATATCTGTCTGTTTGTAGCGTAGAACTGGCATCGCTTTGATGTTAGCCATTGCCCATTCGTTTTCGTGGCCTTCATCTTGACCTTCAGCAAGCAACCATTTAGCTTTTGGTGCTAGAGCTACTGACTCGGTAATAGATGTTGTCCAGAAGTTATACATACGTTGTGGGTCTTTAGCAAAGCGCACTAGACCAAACTTTTTACGTCTGTTTTCTACTGTTAGTTGTTGACCATAAACAGGAATGATTGGGATGTATTTGCCAGCCCATGTGCCTTCTTCTAGCACTTGGATACCTGTCAACTTGCACCATTTAACTGATTTACGGATTGACCTGCGTTTATCTACAATCGTTACGCCTTGCTCTTCCATTGCAGCACGGATTTCTTCAGTCAATTCATCTTCGTATGCAGAAGTGCCATCAGAGAGTAGCACCAACGTAGCTGCTTCGCGTTCTACATAGAAATATTCAGCTAGACGTATATCGTCTTTCATAATCCATTCGGATAGCGTATCGCCTGTGCCACGTTGCGTGAAGCCTGTGCCATCATCAGCATCAGGATATTGCTTCCTAAACGCTGCTTTGCTCATTACAGTAGTGATTAAGACTTTTTCCGCATCTGAGCCATCAGGCATTGTTGAGTTTGGGTCGAAGTAAACTGTAAATGGGTTGTCGATGGGCTTAATATAAATTTCTTGGTCAAACGAATCGTCTTTATAATAATCAGTAGTAATACGGAAATAACCCCAACCCATACGAACAGCAAAGTCGAAAGCAGTATCGTAAGCAGCATCCGCATCTGATTGCACCTCAATGTGTCTAAAAATTCCAGAGATAACGTCAGCCATGTGTTCATCGGCTTGCGTGTTCATGCCATGCGCTTTCATGCGTGGGCGTTGTTGACGTTGTTGATTAGCGATTTGACGGCAGTAAGCATCAACCTTGTTAATTGTTAAACATGGTCTAGCTTCTAGTGTGCGTGAGTTTTGGATTTCTACAGGCCATTGGTCACCAGCAGCGAACTTTAAGTCCTCTAGTGCTTCTGAGCGATTATTTTGGTCTGCTTCGTTAGCAAACTGTAAGAACTGTTTGGCATCCTCAATTCTAGGGTCGTTCTCATCATTGTAATCAATAGATTTCTCAGGTGTCTTTGCCATACTTAGCCCATCCAGCTCGCGCCATAATTATTCTGTGGTTTAGGTTTCTTACGTTCTTTAGTATCGTTAATCATTAAGCCGATATACCTAAAAGCATCCGCACCATGAGAATAAACGTCATGTAGTGGAACACGGCTGAACATCTTAGTGTCTGGGTCAACATCATAGCGATAATGCCTAAGGCATTGTAATCCTTCGTCACAATTTGTTCTGTCAAAGTAACAGCTAGTAAAGATTGTTCGTGCAGCGTTAATAGAATCGACAACAGGAACTCTCGGCAATACATTAGTCTTATAGCCAGCATTTCTAACGATTTCCTCGATACTTCTGCCATTAGAGCCAATGGTTTTAGATTGTGCATCATGTGGCAAGTGTATAGTATCATAAATATAGCCTAATTTTTGCATTTCAGCTAGATAGTGAGACATAGTTTTTTGCGTGTCTTGCATATAGTTGATTAGGCGTGTTTCCATGCCAATGAACTGCACAAACCAAATAGCTGTATGGTCAGCCCAACCCAAGTCAAAGACAGCGTGAACTGGCTTACTTGCATCGTGTGGGACGTTAGTAATGCGACCTGTGGCTTCTGCTGCTTGCATCTCTCTTGCAAAGATAGCACCATCAACAGTCATACGGCATACGCCTTCCCAAACTGTGTTATAGCTTTCTATATCACGTTGTCTGAGCGCATCCTTTTCCATGCGTAATGTTTCTGGAAACCATGGATTGTCTGACCAGTTAATCTTTTGAACAATTGCGTTGTTTGGCGCATGAATAACAAAGCGTTGATACGTTTCGTCTGTTTCAAGCTCAGGGTTAAAGCTAATCCATACTTCTGATTGCTCTTTACGAATGGTAGGAATAAGAATATCCCATGAACGCTTTGATACTGTCTGAGCCTCTTCCACCCAGCATATATCTACACCCTCAAAAGACTTTACGTTGGCTGTATTGTTTTTTAGACCGACAAAACTGAACTCTGTTCCGTTCTTGCCACGAATAGATGCTTGCGTTATCTCATAGAAGCTAGACATACCCAAATCATCAATCTGGTCGCTTAGTAGCTTATGAACTGAGTCTTTCATGGAAGTCATAAACTCACGAGCGCATAGAATACGCAATTGGTCTTTAGCACCAAGTATCAGCAATGCTCTTGCAATACCCCATGACTTAGCACCACCACGACCACCATACAATACTTTGTAACGTGCCTTATCAAACAGACACTTTAACTTCATTGGGAACTGCGCTTTAGCTAACGCAGATTGAACTAACTCATTGCTCATCAGGCTTATATTCTAATTGCTTGGGCGCATCCACAAAAATTACTTCTAATCCGCTAATTAGTGGTGAGCCATCAGCACCTGTGATTTCTTGCTTAACACGCTCAGAGTACGTCTTAGGAAATCTAGCTGACATAGAACGTGACCATAATCCTGCGTTCAATTTAGGTGCGCCAGGATGCTCTAACATATACGCTTGAGCTTGATTTTCCCACCAAGACTGCGCCAGAGCTTGTGCATCACTTATCGCATGAAAAAAGTCCTCATGTGTGTCACGCCAATTGCATAGAGTTCTATACGAAACGTTGAGTTCCGCTGACATCTGCTCTAATGATTTTCCTAGCTTACCAAGCTCTATGACCTTATCACAATATGATTCGTCATAAGCAGTTGGCCTGCCCATTTTAACTTCTTCAGTCATTATTCAGCAGGTGCAGTTTCTTCAGCAGATACTGGTTCTGCTACTGTTACTGTTTGACCTTGAGCTTGTTGTGCTTGCACTTGTGGTAATGCTTGGTCACGAATCTTGCAAATAACTGGTGATACTTCAATAAATGCACCAGCAGATAAATGCTTTAATGCAATCTCAATCTCGTTTACTTCTAACTCTAGTGTAATAGCCATTATTTCTTACCTTTCTTTTTCTTTTCTGATTCACGTTGAACTGCATAGCCAATTGCTACGGCTTGCTTTGGTGGTTTACCCGCTTCAATCTCTTTCTTAATGTTTGATTGACGGGTTTTATCGCTAGTTCCCTTTTTCAACATGATTATGTATCCTTTTAATTTGGTTAATAAAATCATCATACAACAATTTATTTTTCATCATATTACATATTGTGCAACATGGAACACAATTTTCTAATACATATCCTATTCTAGAATCAAGTCTATCTATTCCATTGCTTATAAAAGCACCATTCATTGTTGGTTTTGGTTTATGAACACTTGAATTTTCAACGCCACAATAATGACATGGCTTTAATATAATTTCTTTAAATTGTTCTTTAGTAAGAGCAAAAACCAATTTTCTTTTATGATTTATTGCTCTTAATCTATAAGAATTATATTTGTTATTAAAACTTGAAATTCCTTTTTCTTTTAGATTTGCTCCAGCTTTAATCATTTCTTTGCGATAACATCCGCAAGATATTGTTTTGCCAGTTCTAAAATTAGACGTTGATATTTTTATTTCATTACCACAATCACAAACGGCATCCCATATAGCCCTTTTTTGACCAGATGGTTGAATATAAGAATGGCTATAACCTATTACAGTTAATTTGCCATTTTTGTTTCCTGTTAAATTTATTCTTTTCATTATGCCATTATGCCATACTTAATAATAAATATGTTATTTCTTTAATGGCATAATGCGTTCTTTCTATCTGGGTCTAAGTTATCTTCAATAAATTCTGCTATGTCGTACAAACTATCTACTACTATTAATTCGTTTTCAATAAATGATGTTAGTTCTATATATCCTTCGGTGTCAACTGTAGCAATAACAAGTGTCTGAATACTATCAGTTTCGTCATCTTCCACAGTTATGTGAAGTCTAATAAATTGCATTAAGCAGCTTCTTCAACAAAACACACATCTTTCCAACTCATTACTAAATATTTAACGCCATCTTCTACATAAGGAAAGTATTTAAGATATTCGTCTTTAGGGTCATCATTCATTGTGCCAAAGCGAACTCTTGCGCCAACTTCAACTGGCATCTCTTCACGTTTGTCATCAATTAGCTTAACACCAGGGCCGACAGCTACAACTGTACCCATGTTTTCAGCTTCTCTATTATCTACAATAAGAACGCTAGATAGTTCCCTTACATCAGGCTTAACTAATATCTTGTCGCGCATTGGTTTAAACTTCATAATCTTGTCTTTCTATTTCTTGTGCGGCTTCTAACACTATTTCAAGTGTTGAACCTATAACTTTATAAAATCCTACTGGTGTATCGGGATACCATTGCAATTCCCATAACTCATCAGTATCAATACATTTTTGTTTGTCTTCTAATGATATAAAATATTCGTCATCATCAATTGCAGGATGTTCACTTTCAATACGTTCTTTAGCGGTTTCGTAATAATCTTTATGTGCATTATGCGTTAAATACAAACCACATTCATGTCTAGGTAATTTCATTATGCTGCCCTCGCTGGTCTGCCACGTTTTTTAGCTGGCTCAATAGTTCCCTGCACAATACCTGCACGTTCATCGTCAAATATATTAACGATAGGAATAATTGTAGCTACATAATTGTGATTTTTTGAGTATTCTCCGCACCAGTCGTTCTCATGTTTACTGATTGACTGTGGGAATCGATGACATTCGCCTAGTATGCCCCCTGTAATAAAGAAT